TCGCCGACCCACGCCAGAACGTCGGCGGCCGTACCGTCGATGTCCAGCTCCTCGGGCCGCCCGGCCGGGGACTCCAGCTCCTGCTCGGGCTCCTCGGCCTGCGGCTCCAGCAGGGCGCGGGCTTCGTCGTCGAGCGGCTCGACCGGCGAATGCGTGGACACCAGGTAGGCAGCCAGTTCGCCGCTCACCTCGTCGTCCTTGGCGAGCGGGTGAACACCGTAGTTCCAGTACGGAGCGATGTTCTCCAGTACCTTCGCGCGCATCATTCCTCCTTCAGGCCGCCGGGACGCCAGCAGATGCCGGCGCCCCGACTGGGCGCGGTCAGGCGTGCTCGAGGACCACGGCACGCTTGTACAGGGCCGCGTCACCGGTGGTGGAGTCCGACGGGACGCCATAGTCGCCGACCCAGCTCCACGAGGTGGACAGGGTCTGCTGCAGGCGGTCCTGCGGCGGACGGACGATCCGCGCGACCTGCACACCCGGGGCCGCCTCGATCATCGAGATGTCGGGGACGTCCTCCACGCCGGTGCCGCGCAGCAGCTCACCCATGCCCTCGAACGGAGCCGCAACGAGAGCGCCCGCGCCGAGCACGATCGGCCGGTGCACGGTCACGTTGCCGGCCGAGCCGCCCAGGATCGTCGGCGCCTCGATGTTGCGGACCCAGTCGATGCCGCCGAACCGGCCGATCGACAGATCGCGGTAGATCGGGGAGTCGACGCGGCCCTGCAGGGCCTGCTTGAAGTCCGAGTCGGAGAACAGCTGCGCCTCCGTGTCCGGGTCGATGTGGGCCGGGTAGTAGCCGCCCACGGTCGGGACGTTCATCTTGCGCAGGCGGGTCACCGCGGAGCGGAACATCGCGAAGGTGGCGGTGTTCGACGTGGTGAGGTCGTATGCGGTCGAGCCAGTCGGACGGATCGTGGTCGGCGCGTTCGCCGCGACCACGGCGTCACCGACGACGTCCGCGCGGGCGGTGCCCAGGGTCAGCGTGTTCGTACCCGTGTTGACACCGGTCACGGTGTTCGCGACACCCGCGATGGTCACGGACAGCGGGTTCGACGCGGACACCGCGGTGGGCACGCCATTGACCAGCACGAACTGGAAGCCGGCCACCGAGTTCACGATGATCGACGTGTCCGAGGCGCCCGCCGTGGTGCACCAGGTCCGGCCGCCCATGTAGGCGTTGTAGAGCTTGTTCCGGGCGATCTGGTTGATGGACTGGCCCGCGTTGATACCGAGCGTCTCCACGTCGGCGAGGAACTTCGACGCGAGGGCCATGCTCGAGGTGAGCATGTTCGTGTCGACGGCCTGGCCGTACTGGTCCATCGTCACAGACCACTGCTCGATCGAGTACGTCGCCGCCGACGTGTCCGAGCCGGTGATCGCAGTGGTGGCCGGCGCAAGCAGGCCCTTGCGGGTGAACGTCTTGGTGTCGCCGAGCCCGCCCTGCCACGGCATCGCGTCCGCGATCGCCGGGAAGATGAAGTTGGGCTTCAGGGCTTCCTGGAAGACGCGGTCGATGATGCCGTTCTGCATCATCGCGCGGATCGCGGCCGGGACGGTCGACCGCACGTCGTGGCGGTCGAGCCGGAACCACGGCTTGGCAGCCGTCAGTACGGTCATGATTACTCCTGTGTGATCTCGACGGACACGAGGTCCGGGTACTGCAGGGCGTATTGCTCAAGGCCCAGCAGTGCGGTTTGTGTGATCGCTGTGATGGCGGCACAGACCCGGCCGTTCTCGGCGTGCTCCTCGTGACCGTCAACCTCAATGGAGGTACGGCCGTCGCCCAGACGGGCGCGGACGCGGATCACGAACGGAGCCGGAACCCAGGCGCAATCTGCGCCAGTTCGGCGTCCAGGGACGCTCGGTCTGTGGTGCGGAAATCGGTGGGCGGCTCGGTCGGCTTGGCGCCCTGGCTCGGGTCGGGCCTCGGAGCAGGCTTCTTCTGCGGCTCCGGTGCGGCCCTGCGCAGGTGCGGCTTACGCTCCAGCAGGTCCGTGAGGTCGGCCGAGATTGCCTCGGTGTCGATCTCCCCGTCGTCGCTGGTGTACTGCGTCAGGTCGAGGAACGCCGCGGCGTCCTCAGGATCGGCGAACTCGGCAGCAGCAGCCTTCACCTCAGCGAGCACAGCCCGCTGCGTCGCCTTCGCCGCATGCTCCGCGAGCCGCTCCGCCTTCGCGGTCGCCTTCTCCAGCTCGCTCTTATCGCGGTCCTCGAACTCCGCCACCTTGCGGGCAAGTTCGTCGGCACGCTTCTTCTCAGCGGCGGCCAGGCGCTTGGCCTCGGCGCGCTGCGCCTTCATGGCCTCCAGCGCCTTCTTCCCAGCGTCGCCGAGCTTGTCGGCACCCTCCGGGTCCGGCTCGGGCTCCGGATCGTCGGCCGGTTCCAGAGCGGGCTCCGGGTCGGCCGGCTCGGGGTCGTCGTGCCGGTTGAGCTGGAACCAGCCCACGCTCTGGGCAGCGGGCAGCCAGCGTTTGCGAATCTTCATGGTGATGGATCTCCCGTTGCGGGATCAGTGACCAGGCATTGCGCCAGATCAGGACTGTGATCAGCTACGTGAGGTAGCCGAAGCGGCGGAGCATCGCGATAGCTTCGTCGCGACTTTCGGCGACACGGAAAATCTCCTCTGGGAGGAGGCGGGGGGTGCGCAGTTGAAAGCCGCGCCCGGACGGCCCCACGAGGCCGCGATCAATGGCCCGGCGCCGTTCCTGCCGGTAGAAGTAGCCGCGGCGCGTGGTGCCCTCGCGGGTCGCCTGCACTGTGCGGCCGTAGGCGGTCGTGGTGTACATGCCGCGGCGAGCGTTCACGATCTGGGAGATGTCGGCGCCCTCACGGATCGCACGCGCACCGGCCAGACCGAACACCCGGTTCTGCTCGCCCTCCGACAGATCATCGAAGTACGAGCGCGGATTGATGAACCCGCGGTTCTGCCGTCGGGCGATCAGCGTCGTGGGCAAGTGGACGCAGTCACAGCGGGGATGCCGTTGGAAGCCCTTGTTCCATCCGTATTCGCGCCCAGCCAAGATGATGCAGCGGCTGCACGCAGGCGGATTGACCACCCGCACGTAGCCCTGGATCGTCCGTTGCCCGGCCATGCTGGAGCCGACCGCGGACCGACCGGCCTGGGTCACCTCCGACGACGACAGCCTGAGCGCCTGCCGCAGCCCACGCATCATGGCCTCGTCCGTAGACAGACCCCCGGCGATGCCCTGCTTCGTCGTGATCACGGACAGGTACATCAGCGAATCAAGGCTGCGGCCGTCCGCGGCGAGGCCGGCGAAAGCTTCGGGGCGGACCCGGCCAACCCGGTCCGAGTCCGCGCCCTCAGCACCCACCACCTCATCCACGTAGTCGTCCGCCACGTTCGCCGACGACAACTGGCCGCCAATGATCGCGCGGACGATCCGCGGCCCCACCGAGGCATTCCACGACCCCGAAAGATCCGCACGGTCCAACTGCCCCCACAGGCGCTGCACCTCGTTCGCCGTGAGCCGCGTCCTGCGGGCCTGCGCCGCCTGGAACGCCAGCGCCAGCTCACGAACCGACCTGGTGGTCAGCACGTCAGCCCACCGGAACGGGCTCAGGAGGCGCAGGCTCGGGCGGCGGCTTCGGGCCGGCCTCCAGTGCAGCCAGGTCGCCGGCCATGATGCGCTGCATCGCGTCCTGCGCGGCCTGCTCGTCCTGCTCCTCCATGCGCTCGATCTGCGCCTGCGTGTAGCCCAGATCCTCCCGAGTCTGCCGCAGCGGCACGATTCCCGCCTGGAACTTCTTCACGGCCGCATCCGCAGACTGGGCCACCGTCGGCGTCGAAGCGTCGCGCCAAATCGTTTCCAGCGAACGCGACCGCGGATCCCAGACCCCGTCGCGGACCCGCAGCACCTTGCGCTGCACCCGCTCCCACGTGCCGCCGTTGCCGCGCTGCTTGCGCTCGCTGCGCTTCACCAGGCGCGTCTCGGCGGAGCGGATGCCGTCAGCGCTGGCTGGGTTGTCGGTGGCGTGGCCCATGAAGTGCGGCGGCAGACCGGCGAGGCTGGCTACGAGCGTCGCCAACTGGTTGATCGTGTCGTGGAAGTTCGAAAGAGAAGCCTCACTGAACTGGATGACGTCTGCGCCGTCTTCCTTG